TCGCCAGCGTAGGTACTTACATATTAAGTATTACCCAAATTAACGCTTATGCGTCCTTATTTTTGGGCTTGCTATCTGGTATAAGTTCAATTTATACTATTATCAATATTTATGAATCAAAAAAAAAGAAAAATGAAAAATCGTAAAACTACAATATTTGGATTATTAGCTGCAATTAGCGGTTATTTCGCAACAGCTGGAACTGGTAAAGTACAAGTAATAGCGCAAGCAATAGCTGGATTATCTACATTTTTACTAGGTAACGCAGCAGCAGATAGCAAAAAAGACAATTAAAAACTATGACCAGTAACAAAAAAGTACTTACTGGTGTAGTTATTACAGCCATAATTTTATTTATGTTAAGAAAAAAAATAGCTACTGCATTAAATAATACACCTTTTGGTGCTATTAGTAATCGTCTATTTAATGTAATATCTTCATACGAGGGATTTATAGCTGTGCCTAAATGGGATTATATGCAATATAGCGTAGGTTATGGATCTGGCTATAATTGGGATCAAAAACGACCAGTACAAAAAGGTGATATAATAGACAAGGAAACAGCCAGACGCTGGCTATTATTAGAAGCGCAAGACAAATATGATTTTGTAATGAGTAAGGTAAAAGTACCAGTAAGTGATAATCAGTTATTAGCACTAGCTAGTTTTACGTATAATGTAGGTGAAGCGGCTTTTGCTGGTAGTACTTTATTAAAACTACTTAATAACGGTACAAATAAGGACGTTGTAGCGCAGCAATTTGATCGTTGGGTAAATGCTGGCGGTAAGGTCAATAAAGGGCTAGAAGGACGCAGAAAAGCGGAAAAACAATTATTTTTAACCTAGTTTGGGTTTTTTGCATAGTAAAGGATAGGGGACGTTTCTACGTCCCTTTTTTAATATAGATCCTTTGTACGAATATTTTAGTAGGTTTATCGTATAAATTAATATAATGTGCTTTAATACTATCAGCAAATTTTATAAAATTCATTACATTACTAATATTTCTGTACTTTCTGGGTGCAGACTGATCCAGCATAAATACAATAGCTGTAAAAATTGGCTTTGCCATTATAAAGGACGGTCTTTTATTACAAAATATCGCACGTGATCACTTGTAATGGCTTTTACCTTACGCTGGATCACCAGCGGCGCTACTGCTTTTAAAACGTCCATTGTTTGCCATTTGGTAATATCTTGTAAGTCTTTTAAAGATACTAATCGTCTTTGCTGAATAATTAAATAGATCCTTTGTTTGTTTGTCATAAAATGTTATATTTGCATTAGAAAAAAGTTACTTCCTTTGGGGGGTTTACAGTCAGTAAGTCGCTGCGCCTAAAAACGCAGCGGCTTTTTTGTTACTGACCGTTATTTACACCAAACTTAATTTGATACCAGTACTGGAATATTGTTAATAGTTCAAAGTTCATTTTATCCTTATTATTGACATATCTATTATATGCTGGATAATTACATAAAGCATAGTTAAGCAAGCATATATTATTGCTACTGGCAATAGTATAAATATTAAATACATACGTTTAAAAAATGTTATCATTTTAAATTATTTTTTATTTTTTTTATAAATATTACTATATGATTTTGTTCTGCAATTATACGAGCAGTATTTTTGATATCCACGTTCAAATTTAATTTTTGCTATAAATTGTTTTTTACAATATTTACATATAATCATCTCCTTAAATAAAGTTTTATAATATTCAAAAGTTACATTTGATTTATAATGTGTAACCATATTTTTTTCTTGCCACCTTAAAAATTCTTCTATTTGTATTCTCATAAACTTTGATATTTATTATTTTGATCCTTTACAATATAGTTTTTATTGATCCATATTTTAGCTAAATTTTTAGCGTATATTTTGCCCTGTGCAGTACGTTCTATTATTTCATCTACAATATTGTTATACAGCATTGGTATTGTAACTATCTGGTTGCATAAGCGCCTACTTTCCATTTCGTCCAGATCACTAGCTTTTTTACCTTGTACTGGTGCAGCTGTCTCATTTTGAACTTGCTGGAATATACCGTTAAAATTCATTAATGTAACTGGTTCAAAGTCGCTATCGGATCGCATAACGCGGCTAGTCAATAAATAAGTACTTTTATCCTTTTCTTTAATAATATCAAGGGTACTTTGTGCGTAACGATCACTAGCAGATCCTATATGTCCAGTAGTAGTTAAATTTGATTTACTTTGATGCAGTACAGTAACTATTAGGATATTGTGAATTTTGGTTATTTTTTTTAACCATTTAGTAAGCAAAGAACTTTCGCGCAAATCGTTAGCATCATTTAATAGATCCAGTAAACCGTCTATAATTAATATTGAACAGTCTGCATTAAGTTCTAAATAGCGTTCAACCATACGTCTAATTAAGCCGCTACCGTCTTCCCTTACTTGAAACGCATTAAAGTAATCTGGTAGCTGGTTCAGTTCGCTAAAATGCTTTATTTTACCAATTTGACGGTAAAAATCATAGTCGCTGCTTTCAGTATCAAAATAGCAAATTTTGCGCCGATCTACTGGTAAGTGCAATTTCATAGTAAAAATGTCAAACGTACTAAATGCAGATGCTATCAGCGCTGCTATGTAGGTTGATTTACCAGCTTTAGGTAATCCAGAATAGACACAAAAATTTTGTAATGATCCTACGTGCTTGCCACCAATAGTAAAAACAATGTTTTCTTTATTTGGGGTATATGCTGGATCGTATTTTCGTTTTACAAGTAAATCGTCTATTGAGAATTTATAGTCAGTATTTTCCATTAGATTTTTTCAAGTAATCCAGCAATATATAAAGCTAAAAATAAAATTAGTGCAGCTTGACCATTTTTATTGAATAATATCCAATACACTATCTTTTTCATTTGATATATTTTTGTGTTTATCTTCAATTTTGTTTAAAAGCAATATAGCATTATCAATGCTAATATTCATTAATTCAATTTCGTGATCTACTAAATTATTTGATAATCTAGCTTTAAAAATTTCAAGGGCAAAATGTTCTAATTTAGATAGTCCAGCAATAGGTACTACCATACGTCCGAAATTGTCTTGCATTGGCGCAATAGGATAAGCTGGTGAAAGTGCATTAGTTTGCATAGTTATAATTTAAAGGTTTAAAAAAGTTACTTGGTAATATAATCAATATGACATTTGGCGCTAATTAATGTAGCGTGATATGACATATCAAGGGCAACTATATAAATTTCGTTTTTGTCATCTACGATTATAATATAATTGCAATAAAATATTTTTCTCATATCTATAAATTTTTAAGGTGAAAATTTAAAGATTGTAAATCCTTCTCGTAATCTTCTATTGCATCTTCTAAAATAATAGCTATTTCATTAGGCAAATGAAAGGGCAACATATCATTTGTTAACCAGATCATTTGTTCAGCACCAATTTTGTTGGTACAGCTAAATAAAATTTTTACGTTTCGGAAATTTTGGAAACCGTAGATAGTTTCCAGTGTGTTTTTAAGCGACTGTATGCGCTTAATTTCAAGTAGCACAGCGGTAACGCTGGATAGGTTTGCAGTTTTCATTTTGTGGGTTTTTAAAGTCAGTTAAAAACAATAACGACATAAAATAAAATTTTATTGTCCATACCACCAAATATATTTTTATATATATTATTTTAAAGGTTGAAAAAAGTTAATTAATAAGTGTTAGTTTGGGGGTTATGTGAATTATTTTTGTTTTTGCTTCAAGCAAAAAGCAAAAATAATTTATATTTCATATACATTGCACATTTCCCCCAACTTTTTTTCCACAATTTTGTTAAATTTAGAAAATAGGCACAAATAGTTTGTTTTTATGCAATTTTTGGCTATTTTTGGGTACATTCAGTTTCTATGAATAAAAATATATGGCTGATACCAGCTGCAATAGTTGGTTTTATTTTGTATAAAAAATTTGTTTTATCGCAAACATTCAGCGTATTTTTTAAAAATATTGATTTTTCTACATTATCTTTTTTAAATCCAACAATCCAGATAATAGTACAAGTCAATAACCCAACGGACGTAACAGCAGAAGTTCAAAATATTCGTGGCAATTTGTTTTTAAATGGCGCAAACGTGGGTTATGTTATGGGTATTACTCCTAGTGTATTAAATACTGGATCTTCATTATTAAAAATACCTATTACATTATCTTATGCTGGCTTAAGTGATGTTATTACAAAATTTAGTACTGGTGGAATAAAATTGGATTTTGACGGCATTATACAAGTGGATTATATTACTTTACCGTTACAATTTAGTTACTCAATATAATATGTTAAGTAAAGAAATTTTAGCAAAAAAGTTAAGTCCATTTTTAGGAACAGAAAAAACTTTAGTATTAAATCAAGATACTGGGGATATTATAGACGGTATAGTTTCAATGCACGACAAGTACAGAAGCGAATACGATAAGATCTATAAATATTTTGTTGGTGATAATGTGGACGATACAGCATACAATATTTGGTGCTATTTAAAAGATAATTTTAAATACAATATTGAAAGTGAAGATTTGCAAGTGCTACGATCACCAGCTAGTATAATGAATAACAAAGTAGGAATTGATTGTAAAAATTACAGTCTTTGTGCAGCTGGGATTTTAGATGCGTATCGTAGGAAAGAAAAATTGGATTTTGGATTAGATTTTAGGTTTGCAAGTTATGATCCATTTAATAAGACACCGCAGCACGTTTTTGTAGTGATCAAAGAAAATGGAAAGGAATACTGGTTAGATCCAGTGCTTGATGAATACGATCTAAAAAAGCAACCGTATTATTATAAAGATAAAAAAATAAATAAAATGGCATTAATAGCATTATCTGGAATTGGGGAATATAATCCATTATTGGGTTATGATCCAGCTTTACAAGCGTCAGCATCATCAACTGTAAAAAGTACTGGCTGGTTAGATACAATTTTAAAAGCAGCGCCTAGCATTATTAGTGCATTTCCTAGTGGCGGCGGTACTGGTAATCAGTATATGCAACCAAATCAAGGTTTCATATCAACTGGTAATCAAAACATACCACAAAGTAGATCAATGGGTATAGATACAAATACTATTTTATTAGTCGCTGGTGTGGGATTAGCTGCATACTTACTTTTAAAGAAAAAATAGAATGACAGATTATATAGGATATAGAGATAATGGCAAAATTGGTTTTGGTGAAGCTACATTGGTTACTGGTGGCGCAGCATTACCTATTACAGCTATTATTGATATAGCTGTTGCTGCTATACCTTTTATAATATCTTTAATTGGTAAAAAAGGGCAACCAAATCCAAATGACTGGAAAGGCTGGAATGCTTTAGATAGTAAAAATAGGCAGCCTATTGGTACTAGCGTTGTTCATTGGATCATAAATGACGGTGATAGCATACAAAATGAAGCGTTAAATATTTTACAATATATAAATAACTACGGTACAAATAACGTTTTAGGGTATAATTCATTTTATAATAAAACAATAACAGTACAAGATATTGCTAATAAGCTACAACGTGGGGGTTATGTAAATGAGGCTAATATGTTAGTACAACAAAATATAGAACAGCAACCAGTGGATCAAGCGGTACAAGCTGTAAAAAAAATTAGTACTTCAAATTGGATTTTATACGGTGGTATAGCATTAGCACTATTTTTAATATTAAAAAAGAAATAAATGACAGCGGCACAAAAAACAGCTAAATTAAAATTTAAGCAAGCTATTGCATACAGACAAAAAACTGGTGTTTCATTAAAAGAAGCATTTGCACATATATACGGTAAGAAAGTAGGTGTAGTAAAGAAAAAAGCAGCGCCTAAAAAGAAAGCAGCGCTCAAAAAGAAAGTAGGCGCATTACCAGTTGGTTTTAAAGGATCTGTTTGGGATACAAGTTTTAAGATAATTAATCAATATGATATTTATAATGATGTTAGCGCAATAGTTGAAGATGTTAATACTGGTAGTACAATAGTAATTTTTGACGGAAAAGGCAAAGCAACGGATAAAGCAGATCAATTTACTGGATATATTATAAATAATTCAAAAAATAAATATAACGATAAAGATAAATTAGCTATTAAAAGTAGATTAATAAAATTTTCTAATTTAATGCAAAAAGAAGTAAAAGATTTTAATGCTGGTAAAAAGAAAACAATTAAAAAAGCACCGTTAAAAATACCAGCACCAAAAAATATAATTACTACAAAAAAAAGGTTGCCTAGTGTAATAAAATTAATTAATAAAAGTATTAATAAAGTATATAAACAAAGCAAGAAAAAAGCACCTAAAAAAGTTGCAAAAAGAAAATTAACTAATATATCTATTGATAAACTTTATCAAGCTAAAAAAGCTGGCAAACGTACAAGTGCAAGCGGAAATACTTATTATGAGTATAGAGAAAATAGAACAGATAAAGGAAAGTTATTAGGAATAGGAAATACAAATAAAACAAAATATTATATATAATGGAAAATTTAGTAATAGGCGCAAAATACGCAAATTGTTATTATGTAACATATCCTTATGGAAGTCAATTAAACTTTTTTGCTACTTCTCCAACTGCATTAAAAGACGGATTAAAATTTAAAAAGCATTCATATCAACCAAAAGTATATGAATTAATAACTTGGACTAAACAACCTAAATTTAAAGTATTAACTAAAAAAGATTTAGAAGTAATTTTAAAAACATATTAATAAAAATTTTCTCAATAAATAAATCAAAAATCAAAAAAAATGGCAAGAAGAAAAAAAACAAGTAAGCGCCGTATAACTCGCAGACGTTCAAGAATGTCTGGAATGGGCGGTACTTTAGCCAACGCTGCTTTTCAAGTAGCTGGTGCGGTTGCAGCAAAGTTTGTTAGCAACTATGCAGTTAAAATGTTACCTAGTACAATGTCCACAATGACAAAAGGATTAATCGCCAATGCAGCGCCTATCGCTGTTGGTCTTTATTTCCCTAAATTATTGAAAGGCGCAGCTGGTGTAAATATTGGTACTGGTATGATCGTAGCTGGTGGATTAGGATTAGTTCAATCTACTGGTGTTTTGGCTGGTGTTGGAAACGTTTACGCTAATATGCCAGTAAAGAATATTGCTGGGTATCAAGGTGCAAGCGCTGGTACATACATAGCTGGTATTAGAAACTCCGCTATAATGGAAGCGTGTTAATTAACTTTTTTCAACTTTTAATAATAAAATAAATAATAAAAAAATGGCAAGTAGTCAAATCGGCGCAAGATTAGTGTTTGAAAACGCTAAAACGCTTATTCAACAATTAGGATATGACGCATCACACGCTGTATTAACCCCTAGCTACCTTCGTAGTGAGGTGTTATTAACAACTTCAAGTGCTTCGTATCACGTACCAGTATTGATCAATGATAATCAAAACGGAACTCCAACAGTTCGTGAACAACGTTTATCTTTACAAGATCTATTTATAGTAGCTGGTTTACAAATCACATTAGTTTCTGGTGCATCAACAAGTGGATCAGCAAAGTCTTACACTTATCCAAATTTAACAGCGTTTAGCACTGGTGCTGCGCAGTTATATAATTTGTATAATGGTTATTTGAACATTCAAGTAAACAATCAAAACGTTTTACCTAAATGGTCAATTTTACAACATTTGGACATTCAACGTACTCAACAAAATACAAACTTCAATGCTGCTTCTGCTACTTCTCCAGCGCAGTTCACTATTGATAGTACTAATTTTGATACAGACGCGTTTATTGTTTGTGAACCAAATATTGTATTAAACGGTGCTAGCAATATCAATGCAAATATTGTATTGCCAGCTGCGCCTAGTACATTAGATGCTAATACTTACGTTTCAGTAAACTGGTACGGTATTTTAGCTCAAAACTGTACTTCAGTAAAATAATATCTTTGGCGCAAGTATAAACGCTACCGCCGCTGGTCGGACAATACCAGCTATTTTTAAATTTTTTAATTTTACAATATGACACGCATTGAAAGGTTTGAAGCGGTTGAGATTGCTGTACCTAGTGGCAGTACCTTAACACGTTTTTATTTTCCAGATTTGCCTAATTTAAGAAACGCACGTATCACTAATATTGCTATTTATACAGCTGGCACTATTACTGCTACTCCTTTAACTGGATCAACACCAGTTACTACTGCGGATCTTAAAAAGTCGTTTTTAACGTTATATGAAGGTGATCTACAATTAGTATATAATATACCTATGTTAAGTTTCAATAGTATCGTAAATGGTGCTGCTGATCCTTATCAGTTTGAATTACCTTCTGTTAATGGTTTAACGGTATCTTGGGTTAAATCTTATGTATCACTTCCTACTGCTTTAGCGACTACTGGTGTAGCATATAGCTTTGGGGTGTTTTATCATTTTTAATATATACTACTATGGCAATTAATAAAGCTATGGTAACTGGCACAAAGGGGTTAATGGACTGGTTGGATCGTAATTCAATCAGTCCTTACTACTCCGTTTGGTGTGGTAAGCAGTTACTATTTTCTTGGAATGATGACGACAAAGAAGCTGGATCTAATAAATTAGAAAATGATCTGTATGCTATTGAGCAAAACGGTGTAGGTGATCTATTGACAATAAAATTGCACCCTAAAAAGGAAAAAGGCGGTTTTATTACTGATAAGACACCAATTTATGCTAGTTTAAATTTTCGTCCAGCGGAACTTGAACGATCTAATATGTACGGTATGCAGCCAATGGGATCAGTTAATAGTCGTTTAGAAAGTATGTTAGAAAAAATGTTAGAAAATCAAGCTATTTTGATGCAGCAAGATGAAGACGAAGACGATATTGTAGAACGTCCAAAAAGCGGTATTGAAGCATTAATAGACAGTCCACACGTACAAGGTTTAATTATTGCTGGATTAAGTAAAATGTTTAAACTAGATAATCAACCTACTGGCATAGCTGGTATTAATGAAGCTAACGCAAACGAGGCTTTAGTATTATTATCTAATTTAATGGACAAAGGTGTAACAGTAGATCACTTAAAGAAATTAGACCAGATGTCTAACGCTAAATTGCAGTCCTTATTAATAATGTTATAACTTTTTTCAACCTTTGATAATGGCAATAGATAAAGATACACAAAGAATAATTACATACGTAGCAGTAGCTGGCGGTGCTTATATTCTAGTTTTAAAACCTTTACTGGTTAAACTTGGAATAGTAAAAAGCAGCGCTGAACTTATGCAAGAACAATCACAGCAACAAAATATTAGCGACTACGTAAATCAATCTTTAGCGAAACAAACACCTACAAAGTCAAAAGGGGAATGGCAATTAATAGCAGATAATATATATAATGATCTAAAATTTAGCGGTATTGCAGATAACAAGTCGGACGCTGGCTATCAAGTAGCCAGAGTGCAGAATGATGCAGATATTGCTACATTGATACAAGTATTTGGATTAAGACAAGAAAGTTTTTTTGGTATTAATACTGGCGGTTTACAAAATTTACCTCAATTTATTATAGGTAATTTAAGTAAAAGCGCTATTGCAACAATTAACGATAACTATGCTCGTAAAGGCATTAAATTTAGATTTTAATATGAAAAAGAATATTTTATTAAATATTGGGTTAGTAATTGGTGGAATACTACTTTTTTCGTCCTTTAAAAAGAAAGGTACTTTAAAAGGATCAGTATTAGTAGGACAAGGAAACGCGCCAACTGGTACATATCAAGTCTATTCAAATGTTGGTACAGTAGTTTATGACGATATGATGAACGTTATTTATACTTATGATCAAGCTGGTTTGGGTATGACTTGCACAGGACAAAAAGGATCAGCTATGTATAATGTAGTAATTGGGGATAGTTTCCAAAATGGACAAGCTGGATCAGTATTTATTAATGACGTTCAAACTTTATAATATGAAAAAAAATAATACGCTTATTTTGGTTTTAGGTGCTTATGCTTTATGGTACTTTTTTTTAAGAAAAAAAACTAATACTGATCAAGTAATTAAATCACCAGTAATGCCACCAGTACAAGCGCCAGCAACTCCATTTGATCCTTTATTTGGATCACCAATGACAACTAGCGTAAATAGCGCAGCTGCTAATTATAGCGCTAAATTTGTTTTAAATGGGTATCATACATTAGGAAAAATCCCAAATACTATATAATATGAATAAAGTAGATATAAACGTATTAAAATACGAAACTGATTTTTATACAGTAGATAGCAGCCAATATGTTGGCGGTACACCTTTTAATGCAATTACATTTTTAAATTTAGGATTGAATACCGTATTAATTGAAAGTGTGCCATTGCAGCAAGGACAATCATACGATATATTAGGTTCAATGGGTGAAGTAAGTGATCAAAGATTTTTTGTAAACTTTGGTACTGGTGCTAGTAGTGGAAATAACTGTGTAGTAATTAGGAAACGATACATAAACGTATAAAAATGCCGATTAACAATAATATACTTAATCAAAAGGGTACACCAGCGTTTTATAGTGATATATTCGCTAATCGTCCAGCTTTTGGTTATGCTGGTAGAGTATTTATAAGTACTGATACTGGCGCAATATATGAGGATACTGGAACTAGCTGGACGCTAATAGCGGACGCTGGTGCTGGTACTACTGGAACTTTACAACAAGTTACAACAAACGGAAATACAACTACATTAGGAATACAAGTACAAGGTATTAATATTAATGACGGCGCGGGTACTGGTTTATTTAATACTGCTGTTGGTACAAGTGCATTATTATCAAATACAACTGGTGCTTCTAATACAAGTATTGGTAATAATACATTAAGTGCTAATACAACTGGTGTTAATAATAATTCATTAGGATATAATTCATTAAAATTTAATACTACTGGCGGTAATAATGTTGCATTAGGTACAAATGCTTTACAAAATAATACTACTGCTAGTGATAATACGGCAGTAGGTAATAATTCTTTAAATGGTAATACGACTGGTTTTTATAATACAGCTATTGGTAGTTCATCTTTAATAGCAAATACTACTGGAAATTATAATACAGCTATTGGATATTATTCATTATCTGCAAATACGACAGCTAACTATAATACGGCTATTGGTAATAATTCATTACAACAAAATACTACTGGTAATAGTAATACAAGTATTGGATATGGTTCATTAGTAGTTAATAGTACTGGTAATACTAATACTGCTGTTGGAATGAATACATTAGGTGCTAATACAACAGCAAGTAATAATACAGCAATAGGTTTTCAATCATTATTATTAAATACAACTGGTGGTAATAATACTGGTATTGGTAGTGGTTCATTAAGTTTAAATACTACTGGTATTCAAAATACTGCTATTGGTAGTAGTTCATTAGGTGCTAATATTACTGGTAGTTATAATGCTTCTTTTGGTGTAGGTTCATTAGCAAATAATTTAGGTTCTTATAATGTTGGTTTTGGTCATTCATCTTTAAATGCTGTTACTACTGGCACTAATAATACAGCTATTGGTTATTCTTCTGGTAGTGCAATTACAACTGGTAGCAATAATACTATTATAGGTGCTTATGGCGGTACTACAACACTTGCTAATAATATAGTTTTATCAGACGGCGCGGGTAATGTTAGATTATTTTCGGACGCTAACGGCTTAATAGGAATTAATCAAAGTGTTGGTTCAGTTCCGGGCGGTCAATTAGATATACATACTACTCAAACATACGCATTAGTATTAAATGGTTTAACTACTAATAACGCATATACGGCATTTTCAAATAATAGTGTAGGTAAGTGGCGCATTGGAAATACTTATAACGCTGGTGCTAATACGTTTGATATTTTTAATCTAGGTACAAGTAGTAATGCAATTACAATTTTAAGTACTAATAATAATGTTGGTATTGGAATAAATACTCCACAAGAAAAATTTGAAATATCTGGACTAAATGGTAATGTAAGAATATATGGTAGAAGTGGAATTTCAAATAATACAATTTCTGCAAACATTTATTATAATGGTTCGTCTTGGGTTAGAGATAATTCAAGTTATGGTGCAGCAGATATAAGTTTTAGTTCAGCCAATGATACAATTATATTTTCTAATACTGCTTCAACAACTGGTCCTACTAGCGAAAAATTGCGTATTGACTCATCTGGAAATGTTGGAATTAATACTACAACACCAGACTTTCCATTAACAATAAAAACTGATGCGTCAGCAAATTCGTTAAAAATATTAGGTCGTACAAGTAGTAATGACACTTCAATAAGTTGGAATAGTTCAAATAATGCTACACAATATGCACATATTGATATAGGTACTTCATACTTTCAAATATTTGCTTCTAATTCTCAATCAATACAATTTTATACTGGTGGAAGCGAAACTATGCGTATAACAAGTAGCAAAAATGTACAAATTAATACAACTACTAATGGTGTAAATGGTTACTTGCAATTTAGTGGTGCTGGTGGTTCTTCTAATATTTATAACTATAATAATATTTTATCTATAAACGACCAAATTTTAATTGCTAATAGTGGTGGTGCAGTAACAATAGGTAATTTAGCTGGCACTGGAAGTAGGGCAGTATTAGCTGATGCTAATGGTGTATTATCTGCACCAGTATCGGACATATCAGTAAAAGAAAATATAAATACTATTGGATATGGTTTGAATGAAATACTTAAAATGAATCCAGTATGGTTTAATTACAATGATGAATATAAAAGTTTTGGCAAAGGCAGACAAAATGGTAATATAGCGCAAGAAATGGAAACTATAATACCAGAAGCAGTATTTACTACTCCGTCAACTGGTAAAATGGGTATTAACTACGATCAATTACACGCTGTATATATAAAAGCAATTCAAGAATTAAAAGCTGAAATAGACGCTTTAAAAAATAATTAATATGAAACAAATTCAACCAGTGGTATTTCCACTAAATCTAGGAACGGCAACTATATTAAATTGTACTGGTCAAGATAATTTTAGTACAAGTGTAAATATATTTTATCAATTATTAAATGAAGATACTAAATCATTACAAGCTGGGAATCTATTTTTAATTGGATTTGATTACGAAGCATATAATACAAGTCCAGACGGAAACGAATATATCTACCAGTGGACGGCTACTGCATTAGGTGTAACATTAGTGTAACTTTTTTTAACCTTTAATAAATAAACAATGGACAAGCAAAAAGCCCTAGAATTAATTAAACAAGTAATAGATCAAGCCATAAAAGGCGGTCTATTTCAAAATGTAGATACTGCGGTTGCAGTAGCGCAAGCATTTGAAGTAATTGTAAAAGAATTACAAAAAGATGAAATCGCATAGTATGACACAAACTGATAATAGTATAACTGGATCTATCGCCAGCGTAGGTACTTACATATTAAGTATTACCCAAATTAACGCTTATGCGTCCTTATTTTTGGGCTTGCTATCTGGTATAAGTTCAATTTATACTATTATCAATATTTATGAATCAAAAAAAAGAAAAATGAAAAATCGTAAAACTACAATATTTGGATTATTAGCTGCAATTAGCGGTT